ACTTAAAGGAAGTATCCTTAGTCGCATTTCCTGCTTACGAAAAGGCTGAAGTACTTTCAGTCAGAGAAGAAACCAATCAGGAGGAAATATCCATGGAAAACACAACACCTGATTACACTTCAGCAATTGAAGAAGTTCGTAATCACGCAGAGGAGTTGGAGCGCCGCTTAGATGTTCTATCAACATCAGCAGCACCAAAGACCTCAACATCTCAGTTCCGTTCATACGGTGACTGGGTTAAGGCTGTAGCAGCAGGTAACGAAGATGCTCTTGCACTACACCGTACATTCACAGGTGCAGATTCAGGCGATTCTATTATGAAGAACGCTTGGGTATCTGACACTGTTCGTATTCTTAATGCTGGTCGTCCAACATACTCAGTATTCTCAACAGGTGCACTACCTGCTGACGGTATGAATGTTGAATACCCAAAGGTAAACACAAATACTCTAGATGTAGATGAGCAGGCTGCTGAAGGCGACACACTCGCTTACGGTAAGTTGACTCTTACATCTGCTACCGCTCCAATCAAGACCTACGGTGGTTACACTGATATGTCTCGTCAGGTTGTAGAGCGCTCAAGCATCAACTATGTTGACACTGCATTCAGAGCAATGGTTGCTAAGTATGCAGCAACAACCAACGCAGCAGTTCGTGCTAAGTTGATTGCAGAAGCAGCAAACTTCAACTCTTCAGCACTTGGTGCTTGGACAGCAACAGAAATCATTGATTCTCTTGCAGAAGCAGCAACAAAGGTAAATGGAGACACAGGACTTCCACTAGAGTTCATTCTAGTTTCATCTGATGTATTCCGTTTGATTGCAAAGACTGTTGACACATTGGATCGTCCAATCTTGTCAAATGTTGGCGCAACAAATAACACCTATGGCTCAATCAACCCAGTAGGACTAACAGGAAATATCCTTGGTCTTCCAGTTGTTGTTGACCCATCACTTGCAAATCTTTCATTCTACGCAGGTAACTCTGCAGCACTCACAAACTACGAGTCTGCTGGTGCACCATTCCGCTTGAATGACGAAGAAATCACAACACTTACCAATTCCTTCTCTGTATACGGATACCTAGGTATCGCAGTACCAGAGCCAAAGGCACTTTGCGTAATTTCATAATAACTTAGAGGAGTAAGACAATGGACTGGACAGACTTGAAAGCATATGTAGGTGCATCTGCAAATGATGATGCCTATGTAGAAGAGTGCTGGGACACAGCAAAGGATTTGGTTGCAAATTATATTGCATCTACCAAGGTTCCTGTTGGTGTGTTGAAGCGTTGCTATCTTGAAGTAGGTTCAGAACTATTCCATCGTCGTAACGCACCAATGGGAGTGGCTCAATATGCAACTTATGATGCAGCGCCTATTAATACGGCAAGAGACCCTCTCGTTGGTGTGTATCCTTTACTTAACAGATATATGGTGAGATTCGGATGAATTTAGCAGAAGTAAGAACTGAACTTGAGAGTGCCATCATTCTTGGCGGCATTTCAAAAGTTTACAAGTATGTACCTGAAAGACCAAATCCACTCTGTGCGATTATGGAACCAGATACTGAGTTCATTACTGTATATGAAAACCAATATGAAGCAGATTATGCAACTAATTGGAAAGTACTTATCTTAGTACCTTATGCAACTAATGAAACAGAAACAGAAAATCTTGATGACACACTTGACACTCTAATACCTGCAATTTGGGAATATACATCAGCAAATAAACTAACCGTAGATAAACCGTTTATCCAAGAGGTAAATGGTGCTAGGTTTTTAGCAACAAACATAAATATTTCAATTGACATTGAAGGAGGAAATTGATATGGCAAGAATTAAAGGCAAATCAGTTGTCTTTGAAGTTGACGGAACAGAGTATGCAGGTCAAGTAAGTAATGTTACTTTCTCATCTGCAGTAAATACTCTTGGTTTTGGTAACTACGAAGATTCACTTGATTTCACATGCGCCGTTTCTGGATTCCAGGACACAGCAGCAGCATCACTACACTCAGAACTCTGGGCAAATCCAGGAGCAAATGTAACAATCTCATTTGCACCACATGGAAACACAACACCATCTGCAGCACAACCATGGTTCACAGCCACAGGTTATGCAGAGACTGTGCCAGATCTTGGTGGAACCGCAGGCGAATTCTTCGTCTACGACATCAACTTTATTCTAGATGGTAAGCCAACTAGAGTAGAATCATTCTAATAAGGTAGTCATGGCAGAGGCACAAATAACAATAACAGGTATTAAGGAAGTCACAGACACACTTAATAAACTTGCTGATGATTTAGAGTCAAATGTAGAACTTAATAAAGAACTAAGTACGACTCTAGCACAAAAAGCCTCTGCTATGGCACCAAGATTAACTGGTGCTTTGGCTTCATCTGTTCAGGGCAATCCCTCAGCAGAGAAAGCACAGATATTAGCAGGAAGCAATGCAGTAGTTTACGCAGGTGTTCAAGAATATGGCTGGCCTGAGAAAAATATCCAGGCTCAACCTTATTTAAGACCAGCAGTATATAACAACCTTGGTTACATTATTGAAAAATACAATGACAGTATCCAGGAAAGAATAAAAAAGTATAACTTAGACTAATTGGAGGCAGTAAAATGGAACAACAAGACTTAATGGCAATCCTTAAATGGAAAGAACTTGCTCAGGTAGAAGAATATCTTGACCTACCTATGGATGAATGGACAGAAAGCAAGTCCAAAGCAAAACTAGCATTCGCAATGCAATTTATGATGGCAAAGCGAAACAACTCAGCCCTTACAATAGAGGATGCAGAGAATATGTCAATTCAAGAATTGACTGACCTTGCTGGAGTTGAATTCACTGTCCCAAAAGAAGTGAATCCAGCCTAAAAGCAATGGCTGAGTTCTGTGTAGAAACAGGATTCACGCCAGATCAGTTTTGGAATATGACGCTGGAAGAATACGGTGCAATCGTAACTGCACTTAACAGGAGGAAGAAGAATGGCTAACCAGATAACAATTGATATTGTTGCGGAGACCAAAAAACTTGCTTCTGGAATAAATGATGCCAATAGCCAAATTGATGGCATGTCTTCTAAACTTAAAGGCGCTGCTGCTGCTGCAGGTGCTGCCGCTTCTGCTTTTGTATTAAAACAAGGCGTTACATTTTTAAAACAAGGCATTGATGAGGCTAAAGAAGCCCAGCAAACAATGCGAGAAGCCACCACAACATTTGGTGAAGGCTCTGCAGCCCTTGAAACAATTACAAAACAGGCTGAAGAGTTTGGTAAAGCAATTGCAGTTGACAATGATGAAATTATTAAACTTGCTACACAATTAGGAGCAAGATTACCTGCTGATGCTAAAATATTATCTGCTGAGTTAGTTAATTTAGCATTTGATGTTGAAGCATTTACTGCTGGTGCCCTTTCTGCAGAAACAGTAACCAATAAACTTGCCAAAGCATTGGCTGATGGTGAATTAAAAGCGGCAGACTTAGAAAAGATTGTTCCTGGTTTAACAACTGCAATATATGAACAAGCAGAAGCATTATCTGCTGCTGGAAAGAACCAGGAAGCCCTTTCTCTTGTTATTGATGCAGCACAAGCAAAATATGGAGATGCTGCAGAAAAGAATGTTACTGCAACACAAAAATTTGACATAGCGCTTGCTAATTTGAAAGAGCAAGTAGGTACAAAGGTTTTGCCAATTGTTGAAAAGTTTGTTAATGCTTTAACAACTGTTATTGAAAAGTTTTCAGCATTGCCAGGTCCAGTTCAAAATGTTATCTTGGGATTTGCAGCAGTTGTTGGTATTGGTGGACCTTTGCTTACATTCCTTGCATCAGCAAAAACATCTTTAATTACACTTGGAATTGTATCTCAAGGTGCAGGAGTAGGAATAAACTTCTTAAGCCTAGCAATGAAGGCTATTCCAATAATGGCAGTAATTGCTTTAATTGTTTTGCTTGTACAAAATTGGGACACAGTTGTAGATGTAGTTAAAAAAGTTTGGGAAACTATAAAAGACTTTTTGCCAAAGGCTTGGGAAAAGGTTAAAGAATTTGCTGGTAAAGTTATTGGATTTGTTAAAGATATTATTGAAGCATATTTAGCATTGCCAAAGAAGATGTTTGAAATTGGTAAAGATGTTATTATGGGTCTTTGGGATGGCATAAAGAACATGGCAAATTGGTTAAAAGATAAAATAACAGGTTTATTTGGAGATGCTATAGGATGGGCAAAGAAAGCACTTGGAATTAAATCTCCATCTAGAGTATTTGCAGGTATAGGTAAAAATATTGCCAGAGGTTTGTGGACTGGTTTAAAGCGTGAAGAAACATATCTCAAGAATAACTTTGAAGATTTCTTTGGAGAAATAATTCCTGAATTAACTTTAGATTCATTAAATCTTCCAGACTTTAATAGTTTTGTAACTGAAACTGACCTTATCAATTCTATTACTGGTGCAACAGTAGACCAATCAGCACTTGCAGGAACTGGCCTTGATTGGAACTCAATTACTGAGCAATTTGATATTGATGATACCGTTGTTACAACCGCAAAACTAAGCGAATTGATGAATAGCAATTATGCCATTCCAACACTTAGTTCAAGAAATTCAATGGCTTCAGCAGTTAACATTACAATTAATGCGGGTGTAGGAACTGATCCTTATGCACTTGGTAGAACAGTACAGCAAGCACTTGACAAGTACAACATAATTTC